GGCAGCGCAACAGAAGGCTCAACAGCAACAGCAAGACCCCATCCTCCAGATGAAACAGGCCGAGCTGCAAATCAAACAGGCAGAGCAGCAGCGTAAAGCCGCAAACGATCAGGCTGACGCGCAAATCAAGCAAGCAGAAGTACAGCTCAAAGCTCAGAAAATGATGATCGACGCTAAGATTGCGTCAGAACAGATCAACGTGGACAAGGCTGAGTTAGCGATTGACGCCAAGCGTCAAGGTGTGCGGGACATGACCGCTAAACGTGTTGAGGAGAACAAGGTTGACCTTGAGCTGGCTCGCATGATGCAGAACGCACAGAACCAAAAACCTAAGAAGGAGTCATAACACATCATGGCTAAAACCGTCTTTGACGTGCTGAAAAATAAAATCGACGAGGACATCTCGTCTGCACAGAGTTTCCTATCCGCGGGGTCACCTAAAGATTACGCGAATTATAGGGAGGTTGTTGGCTTAATTCGGGGTCTCGAAGCCAGCAAATCGTATGTTGAAGACCTTGCGCGAAACTATATGGAAAACGATGATGACTGAAGAAACAGTTAAAATCAGCGATGCTGAACTAGAACTACAATTACCACGACCCGTGGGCTACCGCATTCTTGTTGCACTACCGCAACCGGAAGAGACCGTAGCAGGGACGTCTATCCTAAAAACTGAAACAGCCAAAACCCAAGACCACATCATGTCTATCATTGGCTTGGTGGTTGATATGGGGGATGGGGCGTATGCGGACAAAGACCGCTTCCCCGATGGAGCTTGGTGCAAAGAGGGTGACTTCGTGATGTTCCGTATGAACTCAGGAACACGCTTTACCATTGGCGGTGTAGAGTATCGTTTGATGAACGATGACTCCGTAGAAGCCGTCGTAACCGACCCTAGTGGCATTCAGAGGGCATAGATATGGCATTTCAAAAAGTAGAGTTTGAGTTTCCCGATGATGAAGATGACAACAAAATGGCTATCGAAGAGTCTAGCGCAGTGGAGATCGACATCTCTGGCAAAAAGACTGCGGATGACTTCCGAGCAGATGCCGCTCCTAAATCTGAAGGTGAAGTGGATACTGACGATGACGACTTTGAAGTTGAAGTTGTTGACGATACGCCGAAAGCTGATCGTGGCCGTAAAGCGTCAGAGCCGCCGACTGATGTCACTGACGAAGAGTTGGAAGACTATTCAGACAAAGTTCGCAAGCGTATCCAGCATTTCAGCAAAGGCTACCATGATGAGCGTAGAGCTAAAGAAGAAGCTCTCCGAGAGCGTCAGGAGCTTGAGCGCGTCACTCAGCAGCTTATGGAAGAAAACAAAAAGCTAAAAGGCAACGTCAACAAGAATCAGACAGCGTTACTTGAGCAGGCTAAGAAGAACGCTGCGATTGAAACCGAAGGAGCCAAGCGTGCGTACAAAGAAGCGTACGAATCTGGTGATTCAGACGCTGTCCTCGAAGCACAAGAAAAGCTAACCAATGCTAAGATTAAGTCCGATAGGTTAGCAAACTTCAAATTACCCGCTTTACAGGAGACACAAACCCCTGTACAAACGCAGGTAGAACAGACCGCCCCGGCAGTACAAGTCGATGAACGGGCCGCGAATTGGCAAAAGAACAATTCATGGTTTGGCAGCGACGATGAAATGACAAGTTTGGCGCTGGGGTTGCACAACAAACTTGTCAAACAGGGCATAAGCCCGCAGAGTGATGAATACTACGAGACGATTGACTCTCGTATGCGTCAGGTCTTCCCCGATAATTTCGAGGATGCCGAACCGAAGCGTAAAAAGGCCCAAGTGGTTGCCCCCGCAACGCGGAGCACAGCACCCAAGAAAGTGACGTTGACACGTACACAGGTCCAGATTGCCAAACGGTTAGGGTTGACACCCGAACAATACGCCAAACAGGTTGCAATAGATATGAGGAAACAAAATGGCTGAGAATCGCATTAATCGTGAACTCGAAACTCGTGAGCGTACAGTTCGCAAAAAGTCTTGGACTCGTCCAGAGGTGCTTCCATCTCCGACGCCCGAGGCAGGGTACGACTATCACTGGGTCCGCGTCAGCACGCAGGGTCAAGTAGACGCCACCAATGTTTCTTCAAAACTTAGAGAAGGTTGGGAGCCTGTAAAGGCAACAGATCATCCAGAAATTACAATGGTTGCCATTGAGCAAGAACGCTTTAAGGACAACATAGTTATTGGTGGTTTGATGCTATGTAAGGCTCCAAAGGAGTTAGTTGAAGAGCGGAACGAGTATTACTCGACCCAAGCAAAGTCTCAGATGCACTCCGTTGATAACAACCTTATGAGAGAAAATGATCCTCGTATGCCCCTGTTCAATGAACGGAAAACGAAGGTTACTTTCGGTAAAGGAACTTAATCTTAGGAGCTTAAAATGGCTTATCCTACTGTTGACGCCCCCTATGGGCTGAAACCGATCAACTTGGTCGGTGGACAGGTCTTTGCCGGGGCAACTCGTCAAATACCTATTGCTTCAGGCTACGACACAAATCTTCTTAACGGAGACCTTGTGAAGTTAATCGCCGATGGCACGCTTGAAAAAGACGAAGGCACTACAACTGCAACTCCCGTAGGTGTATTCCTCGGTTGTAAATACACTGACCCTAACTTGGGTTATGAGTTGTATAGCCAATACTTCCCTGCAAACACTGCAGCGAACGACATCGTTGCTTACGTAGCAGACGATCCTGACCAGCTTTATAAAGTTGCTGTTGTGTCCGGCACAACCGTAATCGCTGGCGTAGGTCGCACTGTTGTAGGTAACAACATGTCGCTTGTTCAAAACGCAGGTTCCACCGCAACTGGGAACTCGAAGGTCGCTGTACTTTCGACTTCAGCAGCCACTACGAACACTTTGCCAATCCGCGTCATTGACGTAGTGGCCGAGACAGCAACCGCTGCAGACACATATGTCGAGCTGGTCGTTAAGTTCAACTTTGGGAAGCACCAGTATCAGAACGCAACTGGCGTATAAGGAGAATAAAACATGGCTATTTCACGCGCCCAGCTACTTAAAGAGCTGCTCCCCGGCCTGAACGCATTGTTCGGAATGGAATACGCAAAATACGGTGAAGAACACGCCGAAATTTTTGAAACAGAGTCCTCAGACCGTTCATTTGAGGAAGAAACCAAATTATCCGGTTTCTCAGCAGCCCCAGTCAAAGACGAAGGCTCTGCAATCGAGTACGACAACGCGCAAGAAGCATGGTCCGCTCGTTATACACACGAAACAGTGGCAATGGGTTTCTCAATCACTGAGGAAGCTATTGAAGATAACCTGTATGACTCCTTGTCATCTCGTTATACTAAAGCACTCGCTCGTGCGATGGCGTACACCAAGCAAGTTAAGGCTGCATCAATCCTTAACAACGCGTTTGCTGCAGGCACCACATACGGTGACGGTAAATCCTTGTGTGCTACCGATCACCCATTGGTATCTGGTGGTTCAAACTCGAACCGTCCAACAGTTGCGGCTGATCTTAACGAAACTTCTTTGGAAGCGGCTGTTATTCAGATTGCAGGTTGGACTGACGAGCGTAGCTTGTTGATTGCTGCTAAACCACGCAAATTGGTTATTCCGCCAGCGTTGCAATTCGTTGCAACACGTTTGTTGGATACCGAGGGTCGTGTAGGCACAGCAGACAACGACATCAACGCACTGCGTAACAACGGGTCAATTCCTGAAGGTTACACTGTCAACCACTATCTGACAGACACCAACGCATGGTTCTTGATGACAGACGTTCCAAACGGCTTGAAGCACTTCACACGTAGCCCAATGGCTACTTCGATGGACGCTGACTTTGATACTGGCAACAGCCGCTACAAAGCTCGTGAGCGTTACAGCTTCGGTGTATCTGACCCACTGGGTATCTTCGGTTCCCCCGGCGCATAAGCTGGACGGTATCGTAATAAAGAGGGGCTGCTCCGGTGGCCCCTTTTCTTATTGTTGACATATCACGTTATACGGTGGTAGATTGTTAATTATCGGGACTATCCCGTGAATCTGACAGGCCCGACTGACGACATGCAGACAGATTCACTTAACTCGCATGTGAGGACATATTCATGGCGAATACTACCTTTTCAGGTCCAGTGACCTCAACCGCTGGTTTTATCGGCGATATTACAGGCGACGTAGTCGGTCTGGTTCAAGTTCCAACATACACAGTTGCTACTGCACCTTCCGCTGCAAGCATTGCTGGCGCTCTGATTTACGTTTCAAATGGCGCTGCTGGCGCTGCAATCTTGGCCTTCTCTAATGGCACAGACTGGAAGCGTTCAGACACAGGTGCCACAATCGCAGCAGCGTAAGGAGCTAGGTTATGAGTAGATTCAAACCAGCTTCTGCGGAAGAGCTAGCACGTCGCGGACTCAACGCTGATGGTTCTCCCATCAAAACAACTCTTGTTCGTGCTCGAAATGATGACGGTACACTTAAAGCAGACGACCCTTCTACTCCTGATGTGAATGAGGCGTGGGAAACAAAACCTGCTAAGAAGCGTGGCCGTCCTCCAAAAAAGAAGGGATAACGGATGGCTAATTCAGACGTACAGTCGAAACGAGTCACTACTGCCGCCTCTCTTGGTGTTGGCCCCGCACGAATCCGTCAGGTTCAGGTGTTGACTACCGCAGGTGGCGCAGGACGCCTTACTATCACTGATGGTTCTGGTGGTCGGACTGTTCTTGACCTAGACTTCCTTGCTTCAGACTCACACTCGGTAAACATTCCAGACTGGGGTCTCCGGTGTCAGAATGACGTACTTATCACGGCTATGACCAACATCAGCGCCATGACAGTATTTTACAGCTAGAGGTGTGCTATGCGGTGCTATTACAAATCAGGTGGCTCCGTTAAGAAGTCTCCTGCGTGGACCCGCAAAGAGGGTAAAAGCGAGTCCGGTGGCCTCAATGCTAAAGGCGTTGCAAGCTACCGGAAAGCTAATCCCGGCAGTAAACTCAAGACGGCGGTAACTACCAAACCCAGTAAACTTAAAAAAGGCTCTAAGGCGGCTAACCGTCGGAAGTCTTTCTGCGCCCGTATGCAAGGTATGAAGAAGCGCAACACAAGCGCAAAGACGGCTAACGACCCGGATAGTCGGATCAACAAGAGCCTGCGGAAGTGGAATTGTTAGATGGCTATTGGTCGTACGCAGATGAAGAAACAAATCCAATCGCCTCCTTCTAAACTATCGCAACAGCGTAAGAAGGCGGCAGCGAAAAAACGAAAAAAGGAACTTAATGCCTTACCTAACAAGTAGTATTCCGTATTTCAAAGCATGGGTGCGGAGGGAGTATACGAAAAATTTAGAGGGTTATCACGGAGAGTTTTTACACGCCATGGTCGTCGCTGTAACCACAATGCCTAATCGGACGTTGAGCTTCCAAGTGATATTCACTGGGTGTGAGTCTGATGACACAGATGAACCTAATGTTCATGGTGGGGCCATGTGGGCACGTCTACCGCTTACGGCGCTTGTCGCCGACACTCCCCTTGAAGAATGGCCTACAGAGTTGCCACCGTATCTAGCGCAACCTTGGGACTGCATGTCTCACACTCATAGTGTGTATAAGATAGAACGTGCGTCTCCTGCGCCATGGATAGCTAAAGTAGATGGCGAGTTTTACCCCGCCAAGTATTATTTTACCGTAGACTACACTGATAATGAAGTGGCTGACGACCCAGCGCAGCATAAGCAAAGCCACGTGCTTGAATTGCTAGATGCCGGAGAGTATACAGGTAACATAGTAGCACTACCAAATAACCGGGTTCGCGTTACGCACCCTGCGTGGTTTGAAACAGGCCAAGGTGCCCCAGACTTCAAGCCAAACCAACACTCGTATGGTTCTAAAGAAGACGTGGATTACGTCTGGGATACAAATCGCGTATTTAACAACCTATATAAGGATACCGACAATGATGAGACCTAAAGCACGCCCCGCGGGCATGATGAAGAAAAAGAAAGCGGCTACTAGCGCCCCTATGACGTCTATGCGGCCTAAAGCACGCCCTAATACCATGGTTACTCCTGAAGAAGCAGGTGCGATTGAGCGTGGCAACCGTGCCGCAAAACGCCGTGCAGACGAGATGCCTATGATGAAGGCTGGCGGCATGATGAAGAAGGGCTATAAGGCTGGTGGTAAATTGAAGCAGCCAGACGCAGATAACGTAGGACTAAAGAAGTTACCTGAGTCTGTTCGCAACAACATGGGGTACATGGCAAAAGGCGGTATGGCTAAAAAAGGTTATGCCAAGGGTGGCATGATGAAGAAAGGCTACAAAAAAGGCGGCAAAGTCCGTGGCTGCGGCATGGCTTCAAAAGGTGTACGTGCAGCTAAAATGGTAACAATGAAAGGCGCGTAATATGGCAAAGCGTCCTAGAAATAAAAAGGTTGATAGATCAATCATTGAACAAGGCGGCGTAACTCCTATTAGAGCGTTGACTGCAGCTTTGATGAATCGGAGTGACAGGAAAGAAGATCGTAAGTATCAGGACTCCCTTGAAGAAATGGGGATGTTTGAGGAAGGTGGCGGAAGAGCTAATGTCCCATCATCCAGAGATAGAATGTATATGGCTCCACCCAAGGACATGCGTAAGAAGTCTGGTGGTAAAGTCAAGAAGATGAAGTCTGGCGGCAAAGTACGTGGCTACGGCATGGCTCGTGGCGGCAAAGTTTGTAAGATACGCTAATGCGTAGGTATTACAAATCAGGCGGGAAGATATGCGCAAAAGGTAAGTCGTGGGCTAAACGCACTTTTGACACCTACCCGTCTGCCTATGCGAATATGGCCGCGTCTAAGTATTGTAAAGACCCAAACTATGCTAAGGGTAGCAAAGGTAAGAAGGCGAAATCGTAATGGGTGAGCTGAAGAAGTGGCGGGATCAAGAGTGGGTTCGCATCGGTACCGATGGGAAGATCAAGGGCGAGTGCGGCACTTCTAAAGACAAGAAAAACCCAGATAGATGTTTACCTCGAAGTAAGGCGAACAGTTTAAGTAAGTCGCAACGAGCCACTACGGCTAAAAAGAAGAAGAGCGAGGGCGCTAAAGGCAAGACTGTAGTAAAAAACACAAAAGCTGCTACAGTCAAGCTAGCAAGTGGCGGACTAGCTCGTCGCAAACGTGATATTGCTCGTGGGTGTGGAGCGGTCATGGAAGATAGACGTAAAGCTACGTTGTACACTTAGGAGATTGTTATGACCACATCAGGCACTACAGCGTTCAATATGGACTTCACCGAGATTGCGGAAGAAGCATGGGAACGCGCGGGCCGTGAGATGCGGTCTGGCTATGACTTGCGTACCGCTAGACGGTCCATGAACTTGATGACAATCGAGTGGCAAAACCGCGGTATCAACATGTGGACGATTGATTCGGGTACAATTAACTTAGTATCCGGTACGTCTAGGTACGCTTTACCAGCCGATACTATTGATCTGCTTGAACACCAAATACGTACCAACAATGGTAACGCGAGTACACAAGCCGATCTTACTATAAGCCGAATCAGTGTAAGTACGTACGCGACTATACCTAACAAGTTATCACAAGGTCGTCCTATTCAGTTGTACGTAGAGCGGTTAAGAGACGCACCGCATGTAAATGTATGGCCTGTGCCAAACAACAACGACTACGTGCTGTATTACTGGCGTATGCGCCGTGTGGAAGACGCTGGGTCCGGTGTACAGACTGCGGATATGAACTTCCGGTTCTTCCCCTGCCTCGTTGCAGGTCTGGCGTACCATATCGCCATGAAGGTTCCTGAATTAGTAGACCGTATTCCTATGCTAAAAGCTGTGTACGATGAGCAGTATGAACTTGCCGCAGGGGAAGACCGAGAGAAGACAGCCGAACGATTTGTCCCTAGAATAGCTAGGATTCGTTAATGAGCAACCAGTTCGCATCTTCTCAAAAGGTTATCGCGCTCTGCGATGTATGTGGGTTCCAGTACAAGTTACGGGAACTACGTAACCTTTTTGTCAAGGGTAGAGACACAAATGTGAAGGCTTGCCCCGAATGCTGGAATCCCGACCAACCACAGTTACGTCTCGGGGAGTATCCAGTTAACGATCCGCAAGCTATACGGAACCCGCGCCCAGACCAAAGCCTTGGTCCTTCTGGGGATTTTAGCAGTCGTGGTATCCAGTGGGGTTGGAACCCCGTAGGTGGCGGCAACGATCCATTTGGCCTTTCACCTAACACGTTAGTAGGTACTGGAGTTATAGGCCAAGTTACGGTAACTACATCATAGGAGTGATGAGATGAAAGTATTTGATATGAAAGAACCCAAGGTCATCAAGGCCAAAGGTGTTCAACCTGTTAAGGGCGCACCGAAGCCCGACATGAAGGGTGTGAAGACCACGGGCATTAAAGTTCGTGGTACAGGCGCAGCTACAAAGGGTCTTATGGCTCGTGGGCCGATGGGGTAAGCTATGAACTATACCGAGCTGAAAACTAACATCGAAGACATCTGTGAAAACTCTTTTACAGATGACCAGCTCGCTATGTTCACACAGCAGGCTGAACAGAAAATATACAACACGGTGCAGATACCTGCACTTCGTAGGAACGTGACGGGTACGCTTACAGCGAGCAACAAATACCTGTCTACGCCATCTGACTTCCTGTGGTCCTATTCGTTGGCCGTCATTGACGGTAGTGGCGTGTACCACTTTCTGTTGAATAAAGACGTTAATTTCATGCGTGAAGCCTACCCTAATCCTACGGATACAGGGCTACCTAAACACTACGCATACTTCGATGATAACACGTTTATCGTTGGGCCTACCCCAGATTCTTCATACAGCTCAGAGCTGCATTATGGATACTATCCTCAATCAATCGTTACTGCTGGCACTACATGGCTTGGGGACGAGTTTGATTCTGCTCTACTCAACGGTGCGTTGATTGAAGCAATTCGCTTTATGAAGGGCGAACCAGATATTGTTGCAATGTACGAAAAGTTGTACTTGCAGGCGATAACGCTGTTGAAGGGTCTCGGAGACGGCAAATTACGTGAAGACGCATACCGCTCGGGACAATTCCGAGTGCCAGTAAG